GTCTCCTCTCGCAAGGCACGAACGCTTGGCTGAAGCTTGTTACGAATGAACAGAGGATACATCACCACTGCTCAGTCGCAACGTCCACTTTCCGCTGCGCCCACCGTCACCCCAATCTCGCACAAGTCCCAAGCGATTCAAGGTTTAGAGAACTTTTCCAACCCAGTCCCGGTCAAGTTATGGTCGGTGCTGATCTTGCTGGGATTGAGCTTAGGATGCTCAGCCATTTTCTTGCCAGGTATGATGGAGGCAGGTACGCGGACATCCTCCTCAACGGAGACATCCACCAAGTCAATGCAGACAAGATAGGCATCTCACGTAAGCTTGTTAAGACCGTAACGTACGCTTTCCTGTATGGTGCTGGTGACGAAAAAATCGGACATTCTTATGACAAACTTCTTTCATCCTCGGCTGCCAAGAAGAAAGGTAAAGAGATCCGGCAAGCCTACATTGAGGCGATTGATGGACTCGATAAACTCCTGGAGGCAATTAAGAAAGCTTCAGAACGTGGATTTATCAAAGCTCTCGATGGTAGAAAAATTATCGTGGATTCACCGCATAAAGCGTTGAACTACTGCCTACAGGGCAACAGTGCTATCCTGGCTAAGCGGTGGATGGTAATCAACCAAAACAATTTAAAATTACTAAACCTATGCTGTAGCCAGCTAGCCTTTGTACATGACGAGTTACAATTCGAGTGTGCCCCTGTGCACGCACAAGACTTATGTTCATCCTTGGTATATTCAGCTAAAGAAGCTGGAGAATACTACAACCTCAGAGTCGAAATTGACGCCGAAGCTAAAATTGGAGCCAACTGGTCGGAAGTCCATTAAAAAGTGCTCCTATTGCCAACGATGGGACCATGTTTCTAGTATGTACAATAATAAACATAGTGGAAACTACTGGCACAGAGAGTGTCAGAAAGTAACTTCTGATATTAGCAAAAAAACAAAAAAATTTTTATGCGATTCTGTACCATTTAAAAGGAAAAATCCTCCAGGAATTGGTAAATGTTTCTACTGTAAAGGTTACGACGATAAATCTAATTTCAATCCAACTACAAAACGGATGCATCCTGAATGCAGAAAGGTTAATTTTAGTAATTATTCAAAAATGAAACCACACAAAACTGACACCTGCGCCTTCACTGGTCTACCTTTTGGATCTAAAGCTGAAATGAAACCAGTGGGTGATCATGACCACGACACACTGCTGTACCGTGGGCACATTTGGTCATCCGCTAACCGACTGGAAGGTGCTGCTAAGTTCATTATGAATGAAACAGGCTGGACTGTTGACGACTTGTGTGATGCATTAAAATCTTACTTAGCTAAACCTGGTATTGACATTGGACTAGAACCATACCCAGTACTTGGTTTTGCAACACCTGAAGAAGCACTACAACATTATGAGAAGTAAAACACTGATGGGTCTCAAAAAGTTTGAACCCTTCAAAGCAAAGAAAACCCGCCAAGGTAACGGACTACATTCCAAGCCAAAAGCTGGTAAGAAAAAGTATCGGGGACAAGGACGGTGAAGTTACTTGTAGACGCCGATTTCGTCGTTTACAAATGCTGTGCCGCTGCCGAAACAGAAGTTGATTGGGGCGATGATGTAATTCTAGTCACAAGTAAATTTAGTGACGCTTACGCTGCTGTTAAGCGTGACATCCAAAAACTTACTCAACATTTTATATGGGACGTACCTGATGTAGTTCTGTTTTTTAGCGACAGTGTAAACTTTCGTAAATCCATCCAGCCCGCATACAAAGGGCATCGCAACCGTAAGAAACCTTGCGGATACAAACGGGTCATTAACCAACTCAAGACTGAGTATGAGGTTATTGTAATGCCCGAACTTGAGGCTGATGATGCCTTGGGTATTTATGCCACAGCTAACCCTGATAACGTTCTTTGTTCTCCTGATAAGGACATGCGCCAGATCCCTGGTAAGTTGTTCGACATGTCAGAATTGATGAATGTGGAACCCGACGAGGGAGCACGTTGGCATCTTGTTCAAACATTAGCAGGAGATCAAACTGATGGTTATGCCGGATGTCCCGGTATTGGTGTTAAGCGTGCAATCACCCTCTTTGAAGAAAAAGGGTATTCTTGGAAGACTGTTGTCGAAGCTTTCGCTGACAAGGATCTTTCGGAGGAAGTCGCGCTTGAGAACGCAAGACTTGCAAAGATTCTTCAATGCACTGACTATGACTTCATCAATCGGAAACCAATTCTCTGGACCCCCTCCAGTGATTACAGAATTGACAATGGAGCAGGATCTAAAGATGCGTCAGATAAAGGACGCTCTGGAAAATCCTGACGCCAAGAAGGAAGACATCATTACAGTCTTTCTTGCGCTACAACGGCAGAATTTCTGTCTATCCAACAACATATCTAACTTAGTAAAAAATTGGCCGACTCCCCGTCTTACTACACCCGTGGATCCATCGAAGTTTGGGATTTCATCCGAGACCAAGGATTAAACTACCACCTGGGTAATGCCATCAAATATGTTTGCCGTGCTGGTCACAAAGATAGTGCGGAACAAGATCTAAAAAAAGCAATCCACTATCTTGAAAATGAGCTATCCCACACTACTTCAACAAGCCCACGAGTTCCGCTCCGCCTTCAGCGTCCAGAGTGGGGCGATCCATCGCAAGAAGCAGAAATGTTTGATCGATGAAGAATGGTCTGAGTTTCATGAAGCATACCACCGTGAGCCAATGGATCACGTCCTTAAAGAACTTGCGGACCTTGTGTATGTCTGTTACCAGTACGCAGCAAACGAAGGGTGGAACCTCGATGAAGCCCTAGATCGAGTCCACAAATCCAACATGTCCAAACTGGACGACAATGGGCAACCAGTCCTTCGTGCTGATGGTAAAGTACTGAAGGGTCCAAACTACCAACCTCCCCACCTTGGCGACCTTATCTAAAATGTCCAACTATATCTCTCGCACTGGTCGTGTCCAATCCTGGATTGACGACCCAACCTCACGCCTCCCAGTCAGCTGCACCGTGTTTGTAGTTGAGAATGAGATGGAAGGCCCGGAAGGCATTGAAGCGTCTTGGCGCTTTGCCTCACACGCTCTGCGCTATGGTGCAGGTTGTGCTGTCCACCTGTCTAAACTTGACCCACAAGGTCATGAGCGACCATCTGGTGTTACCGCTAGTGGTCCTGTATCCTTTGCAAAAATCTACAGTACTCTAAATGAAATCCTCCGACGAGGCGGGGTGTACAAAAATGGCGCTATTGTTTGCCATCTCGACCTCAGCCATCCTGATTGCCTCAGTTTCATTAACACTCCACGCTCGGAACTTCCTTGGGTTAAACGCTGCGTCAACATTACTGAAGAGTGGTGGCGAGAGTGTGAATTCAAAGATCAACTCCTTTACGGAATCCGTTCCGGCGACATCTGGCTTAATAAAGTAAAGTATGACAATGAAGGAAAACGAATCCGAGGTAACGTCTGTCTCGAAGTATATTTGCCCTCACGAGGAACGTGCCTGCTACAACATGTCAATCTCGGAGCCTGTGAGTTCGACGACATCCCACGTGCATTCTTTGAAGGTATGTCCGAGTTGTGCGAGCTTCATGGTCGAACAGGTGTCGGAGATTCTGGAGAATACCTCCCGTCTGAAACTGATCGACAGGTGGGACTCGGAATGCTTGGTCTCGCCAACCTCCTACGGCGGTACGGAGTAACCTATGAGCAATTTGGACGTGCTCTGGAACAATACAACAAAGGAGAAGTGGTACACTCAGCAGCCTATGAACTTGTCTCTCAAATTGCCTCTGGTGTTGAATCTGCCGCTTCCATCGCTCGCTACAATAATATGGTTCGCGCCTTTGCTATCGCACCCACTGCCTCCTGCAGTTATCGAAGCACAGATCTGGATGGTTTTACTTGCACACCAGAAATCGCTCCACCTATCGCGACGACAGTCGATCGCGACTCAGGTACTTTCGGAGTACAAACATACAACTATGGTGACGTAGAGATCGCCAGTAAAGTAGGCTGGGAAGCTTATAAACGTGTTGCCGATGGCATCATGACTCTACTTAATAGAACTGGACTTCTTCACGGTTACAGCTTCAATTCGTGGTCTGACATGGTTACGTATGATGAAGCATTTATCGAAGAGTGGCTTGAATCGCCCCAGACTTCCCTTTATTACTCGCTCCAAGTAATGGGCGATGTTCAGGATAAATCTGATGCGTATGCTGCCTTGAAGGATGCTGATGTTGATGATTACCTGGACAGTTTACTAAATGAAGAACTTACATGTGATTGTCAAGAATGAACCCTTATCAAAAATTAATGGCGCGGAAGCGCAAATGGACACCAGTTCAGACCGATGCAGGTATTTGCAAAGAAGGCTCGGAAGCGGCGATCCGCCGTGCTCTTGCATTAAGACATATGGAACTGCCTGTGGGAGATTTTATCAGTAATGCACTTGAAAAAAATGTTCCAGATGCAGCGCGTGAGTTGCTGCGTTCAAACGTCACCGACGAAGAAAACCATGACGTCGCTTTGGGTTACATTGCCAATGCTTACGGAGTGGATGAACAAGCTGAAAAGGAAGCGCTGGCGCTACAGAAAGCGTGGATTGCGCATCCAGATCACACTATTACCAAAGCAATGGTTGCCGAGCGTGCGATTTTCTTTGTTCTACTACCCTTTTTTCGTTTTAACGGTGATGCGGGAATGCGTACAGTCAGTGCCGACATCAGCCGGGACGAACAGATCCACGTGGCAACGAACTCTCTTGTATGCAAAGAGTTGGGGCTCGAGATCTCGCCATCCTTGGATAAACTCCGCAAAGCAACGATCAATTGGGTAATGCAACCACTAGGTATTAATACCCAAGATAAATATTTGGACAAAAAATTTTGGCTGGATTCTAGCGATCGGCTAATGTATGAAGGAAAAGCCCCAGAGCTTTCCGCTACACGGTCAGCCCGAATGCCTGCCTTCTTTGAGCACAGCAATGTCAATCTCCCCCAATACGCCTGACCTTAATCTTCTAGATGTCAGAGGCATGACAGCTAATGCCATGCTTGTAAAAATAGAAGAATCTTTTCCACCCACTAACCCTACACCTGACGATACAATGGAAAAAATTATGTACCGATCCGGTCAACGCAGTGTTGTTGAGTGGGTCATTCAATATATGGAGGAGAACAAATAATGGCTAGCCTTTTAAGTTTTGTAGATTCAGGATCAAAAACACACGTTGGTAAAGGTGCTGTACAACGCGCCCAGCAATCTGGAATGAGTATTGCTGAGATTAAAGCAGCAGCTAGAAACGAAGGGCTTACCTTTGCTAGTGGTGCGCAGAGTTATATTAATTCTGCTTCACCTTTTGTTAGTGAGTATGTCCGCTCCGCCCCTACAAATAATGTTGTAGGATTGTCCGCAGTGCAGCAAGCACAATCTGCTGGGATGTCTATTGCTGACATCAAAGCTGCTCAGCAAAGACAAGGTTTTACGTTTGGCAGTGGTGCACAAAATTACATTAACTCTGCTTCTCCTTTTGTCAGTAAATATGTCACTGCTCCTTCAAACAATCTCGTAGGACTAGACGCAGTAAAACGTGCGCAAACTGCTGGTATGACCATTGCTGATATCCAAGCCGCAGGACAAAGTGAAGGCTTTACATTCGGTGGAGGAGCAGAGCAATACATGCAAGCTGCCTCTCCTTTTGTTAGAGATTATGTGACTGCACCAACTAATACAACTGTCGGTCGATCAGCAGTCCAAAGAGCACAGGCTTCTGGAGTACCTCTTGATACTATTATTGAATCAGCAGGTAAACAAGGATTTACGTTTGGTGAAGGCGCTGAGAGATACTTAGATGCTGTTGCCCCCATGAACCAAATGGTTCGTAGGTTTGAGCAACAACAAACTGAGCAGAAAGAAGCTGCTGAGCGTCAGCGTAGGCAACTACAAATTGCTCAAGCCTATGGTCAGTCTGATCCCGCTGATGTAAGATTCAGTAGGTCCCGTGCTGAACGTGCTGGCAGGGTAAGTGGTGGTACCACTGGTGCTTTTAATAGACAAGGTTTACGCATCAGTAACCTTAACCTTTCTAACTATGGTAACACCGCAAAGAGTGGTGGATCTGGATCCTTTGCATAATAACAATGTCTGCTAAAACTAGATATGACGTTTTATCCAGTGATCGTGCCCAGTTCTTAAACGAAGCTGAACAGGCATCTAAACTTACACTTCCTTACTTGATTCGTGGACATGAAGAACATGTCTCTGGAATGAAAAATCTTTTGACCCCTCATCAAAGCGTTGGTGCGAAAGGTGTTGTGACTCTAGCATCTAAATTGATGTTAGCTCTCCTTCCCGTTCAAACTAGCTTCTTTAAATTACAACTTGACGAAAGTCAGTTGGGTCAAGAGATGGGACCAGAGATTAAATCTGAACTTGATTTGTCTTTCGCAAAAGTCGAACGAATTATCCTTGAGTCTATTGCTGCTACCGATGATCGTGTTGCTGTGCACCAAGCACTGCTTCACCTTGTTGTTGGTGGTAACGCTTTGATATTCATGGGTCGTAAAGGACTTAAAGTTTATCCTTTGAATCGCTTTGTTGTCGATCGTGATGGCAACGGCAACGTGATTGAAATCGTCACTAAAGAACGCATCAACAAAAAATTAGTTGAAGATAAACTTCCTGAGAATTATCTCAAGGACAAAGTAGTCAGCGATGATTACGGTGATTATGATGATGAATGTGATGTGTACACACATGTGAGACGAGAGAACAATCGTTTTGTATGGCATCAAGAAGTATACGATCATGTTCTAAAAGGTTCTCAAGGTAAAGCACCTGAAGGAACTAACCCGTGGATTCCATTGCGGTTTAACACTGTTGATGGTGAGAACTACGGACGTGGTAGGGTCGGTCAGTTCATCGGTGACCTGAAGTCACTTGAAGCACTGACACAAGCCCTGGTTGAAGGCAGCGCAGCAGCTGCTAAGGTAGTGTTTGTGGTGAGCCCCAGCTCTACCACCAAGCCTGCTACCCTAGCTAACGCTGGTAACGGTGCTATCATCCAAGGTCGTCCTGATGACGTTGGTGTCATTCAGGTCGGCAAGACCGCTGACTTCCGTACTGCCTATGAAATGGCAGGTGTACTTGAGCGTAGACTTAGTGAAGCATTCCTAATTCTAAACGTTAGGGATTCTGAACGTACTACTGCTGAAGAAGTACGGATGACACAGATGGAACTTGAGTCACAACTCGGTGGATTGTTTAGTCTATTGACTGTTGAATTTCTTGTTCCGTACCTTAATCGTAAGCTAGACTCTGCACAAAAAGCTGGTGAAATTCCACGCCTTCCTAAAAACATTGTCAAACCTACGATTGTTGCTGGTATTAATGCTCTTGGTCGTGGACAAGATCGTGATAGCTTGACGCAGTTCCTTACTGTACTTGCTAACACGCTTGGACCTGACGCCATTAGTCAGTTTATTAATACTGATGAAGTGATCAAACGCTTTGCAGCTTCTCAAGGTATTGATGTACTTAACCTTGTACGTTCAATGCAAGAGATACAGCAAGAACAAGCTGCTGCAATGCAACAGCAGATGGCAATGCAACAACAACAGTTGGAGGTTGATGCTATGAAGGCACCAATCAATGATCCTTCTAAAAACCCTGAGCTAAATCCAGCTCTTATTCAACAACAACAACCACCTAGTTAAATATGGCTGAAGTAATGTCCATGATTCCTGACGAAGCCCCAGCAGGAGAACTCAATGCTGATGAGCAGGAGTCTCTTCAGGTCGGTGAACAAATGGAACAGGAGCAAGAGCAGCGTCTTGCTGGTAAATATAAAAACGCTGAAGAACTTGAGGCTGCTTACCTTGAACTACAAAAGAAACTCGGTGAGCAACCTAAAGAACAAACTGAAGAGTCAGAACCTGAAGACACTGGCTCTATCTTGGATCGTTTGTGGGAGGAGTCTCAATCAGAACTAACTCCTGAAACTGTCAAGGCTATTTCTGAAGCTGATCCAAGTAAGCTTGCGGAGATGTATCTTGAATATCGATCTAAACAAGAGTCTTCACAACCTTCTTCAATGAGTGATCAAGATGTCACTAACCTTAAAGGTCTTGTTGGAGGTGAAAATAACTACAACACTATGCTTGGTTGGGCAAGTCAAAACTTGTCTGAACAAGACATTGAGATGTATGATGCAGTAATGGAACTTGGAAATCCTGCTGCTGCTAGGTTTGCTATTGAAGCACTAGCCTATCGATACCAAGAATCTAATGGTGTCGAACCTGACCTTGTTCAAGGTAAGTCTCCTGGTGTTGGTGGGGCATTCCGCAGTCAGGCTGAAGTTGTACAAGCTATGTCTGATCCTCGTTACGATAACGATCCTGCTTATCGTCGTGACGTAATGCAAAAACTCGAACGCTCTAACATTCAATTCTAATGACAACAGTTACCAACGAACACGGACAACAGAACATTTTTGCTAAAGAACCACCCATCATTATGGAAAACATCACTGTGACACACAATGAAAAAGCTGAGCAGCTTAATGGTCGTCTTGCTATGCTGGGCGTCATGGCTGCTCTGGGCGCTTACGCTCTAACTGGTCAAATTATCCCTGGAGTTTGGTAATGCCACAAGGTAAAGGTACTTACGGTACGCAAAAAGGTCGTCCCCCTAAAAAAGGATCTAAAAAGTAATGGCTAAACGAGGTCTTTACGCTAACATCCACGCAAAACGATTGCGTATTAAACAAGGCTCTGGAGAAAAGATGCGTAAGCCCGGCAGTGCTGGTGCTCCTACTGCAGCTAACTTCAAACGAGCTGCTAAAACTGCTAAGAAAAAATGATTACTTGCCCAGATTGCACGCCAGCACAGCAGTATGTGTTAGAGCAACTGCAGACTCGTGCTGAAGTGACTGACAAAACTGCCCTGGCTGTGATCATGGGCAACATAGAACAAGAGTCCCACTTCCGTCCTAAGGTATGTGAGGGTGGGGCTATCGTGCCCTACGATCAGTGCCTGAGAGGTGGCTACGGGCTCGTACAATGGACCTCCCAGCATCGTTACGATGGATTGGGTACGTTCTGTAAACAGTGGCGTTGTGACCCATCCTCGTTGGAGGGGCAAACACGCTACATGATTAATGAAATGCAATTTAGAAACGATCTTTATGCATTTCAAACTAAACATCAAACAGTCGATTACTATATGAACCATGCCTGGTATTGGCTAGGCTGGGGTATTCACGGTAAACGCACACAGTACACTTATTCTTTTTTAAACAAACTACAATGAAATTTCTTGCTATCCTCCCTGTCGTTGCTCTCTCTGCAACCCCTGCACTTGCTGGTCCTTATGTGAACGTTGAAGCTAACTCTGGCTTCACTGGTTCTGATTATAATGGTACTGTAATTGATAACCACATTGGTTATGAAGGCTCTAATTGGTACGTCCAAGGTGGTCCTTCAATTGTATCTCCCGATGGTGGCGAGGCTGAAGTAGAACTGTCAGGTAAAATTGGTGGTTCTGTACCCTTGTCTGAAAAGCTGGGTGTTTACGGTGAACTGTCGTTCATCACTGGTGAAGATGAAAATGGTTATGGTACTAAAGCTGGTGTGAAGTACACTTTCTGATAAATAGCAGTCACCCCCATCACTGGATGTGAGCCTTGGATGGGGGTATTAAGTGCTCAAATACATACCCTTATTTAAAGTACCCACTATTTCTTTTAATTAACCGTATTCTTATTTAAATGACTGCTACTACTCTCACACAAAAACAAAATAGCACCTGGGAAGAGTTTTGTTCCTGGGTTACCTCTACTAATAACCGTCTTTATGTTGGATGGTTTGGGACACTGATGATTCCGTGTCTACTTGCCGCCACTACTTGCTTTATTCTTGCCTTCATTGCTGCACCTCCTGTAGACATTGATGGTATTCGTGAACCTGTTGCAGGCTCTCTACTCTATGGTAACAACATCATCTCTGGTGCCGTCGTGCCTAGCAGTAACGCAATTGGACTACATTTGTACCCGATCTGGGAAGCCAATACCCTTGAAGAATGGCTCTACAATGGCG